TGAGCTGCTTCCATATTTGTAATGAAAGTTCTTGTAAGAGTTCCATTTTCAAATGCTTCTCTAGCACCAGCTTTACCCATGTTTGCAACAAGTCCTTCAATACTTGGTACTGATGGATTGTTTGGATCATTATCAAAGTTTCTCCAGATTTCAGTAACAGGCACAGTACCATCAGCGTTTAATCCACCTTTGATCATTAAGTCTGCTCTTGAAGAAATTGAATAATGAACGTGTGCTTCTGCTCCTCCTACAAAGTTGTAGAATTCACGGAAACCTGATCCAGTTTCAATGTCAGAGAATCTTTCTCCGTACTCACCTCTTGCAGAACCTTTTCTGAAGAATTTAGTACCCTTAGCTAAATACTTGTTATCCAAGAAAGCCGTGTTGTTGTTGTTCACTAATTGAACAGTGTAAATGTAACCATCACCTGCTGGAATAATATCAGCTGCAGTAATGTACAATTCAAGTCCATTATACTTATCATAAGTAATAATGTCACCATGTCCAAAAGTTCTTTTGTTAATTTTAATTTGGAAAGTTGTTCCGTCAATACCTTTGTTTACAGTAGCTGAATCTAAGTCTACTACTACGTAAGGTAAATCTTGTGCAATAGGAGTTTGCCATTTGTACTCACCACGTACATTATCCACCATGATTGTGTTCTTTCCACCGAATGAAGCCATTTGATATAAAGGCATTTCTACCTTTTGGGTCATTGCCCATAAATCAATTGGTCCCATATCCATAGGCTCAGGGTTACCAAGCATCTGGGTTAGGTGATAAGAATCAACATGTGAACTAGCTTGATAGCTTGTGTCCCTTAGGAAAATCCCATTATTTAATACTGGAGTTGCCATAATTGTTCTTGTTTTTGTTTTAGTTAATAATTATTGTTTATATTTAATTTACTTAATTAAATTCTTTTGAATATGTTGTTAGCTCTAGGTAGTTTTCTTTTAGAAGATTTTCTATCTGATGCCTCATTTGCTTGTTGCACACCAAGAGAACTACTTCCCCTGTTTGATTGCTCAGTTTTTAATTTTCTTACCGTTTTCTCTACATTTTTTTGAGCTCCCTTATCCATGATCTTAGCTTTATAACCTTGTGGATCTTGTAATAACCACAATGCCTCTGAGATTAATGAATAATTAGGTTCAACAAATTGATACTTTTCTAATAAATGACCTAGCAAATTTGTGTTCTTACCACTTACTGATGGATAGCTTGGTTGAACTAATCCATTATATAATGTTGCTTGTGTCTTTTTATCTACTTTAATATCTCCTAACATACCATCTTTAAGAGTATCATATACATTTTTCATATATTGTTTAGATGCATTTTCTTGTTGTTTCTTTTTTAACTCCTGTTGTTGAAGTTTATGATTTACAACTTTTTCTTGCATCTTATCTAACTTAGGTTTAAACTTTGAAGCTTGTTGTTCTAGCTTACCTAAATCTTTCCATATTTCTATTTCTTCTTGAATTTCTTCAGCGTTACCATATCCAGTAGCACTTAAGTATTCAGTAATAATTTTTTCTTGATCACCTTCTTTTTTTATATTTAGATCTCTAGTTTGTTCAACTTGACCTAATGTAGTAAAGAGACCTTTTAAATCTTTTCCACCATCTGCTACATATTTAGCAGCTATTTGTAATTCTTGTGGTAAACTCTGAAAAAATTGTTTAGGAGTTTCACGTCTTACTTGATCAGCTTTTTCTTCTAAATTAGCATTAATCAATTCTTCCCAATCTTTTGCCGTATAATCCTCTAATTCTTTATCATCATCAAAAGGAACAATCTTATCATCTTTAATAAGTTTACTAAATACATCACTTATACCAGAAATTTTCTTTCTTCCTCTTGTTTCTTTTTCTTCTTCTTCTTCATCAATATCACCTAATGAATCTATAATATTATCAGCTTCTTCTGAATCAGTTTTTTTAGATGTAATATCACCTTCTTCTTCTTCAAGGACTTCTGTTTTTTCTGAAACATCCTCCTCTGCTTTTGCAGTTACATCATCTACTCCATCATTATCTGGATCAGCAAATGACATGTCTGCTTTTTTATTCATACCTGAAAAAATATTTTTAGCAGGTTTAGCATTATCATCTTGAATCATATCAACGCCACTAGGAGCAGCATTAAATATTTCATCTAAGTTAACGTCTATTTTTTCTACGTTACTTTTCACAGTTGTTGTTTCTGTTAAACTCATAATATTTGTTGGTTTTAATATTAATACTACTTACACTAATAATATAAGAAATGTTTATAATATAAACTTATAATATTTGTATAATTTTGAACTTATTTTGCAGTATATAGCTAACGCTTATTTTTTATCTTTAGGATTTGGTGAATCATACTTGTTTTTATTCTCACGTGCTATTTGAAGTTTAGTATCAGCAATCTCTTTTTGAGCATTAATTTTTTCTTTTTCTACTGCCAATCTATTATTTTCCATAGATGTTTTAGAAACATTTTGTTCACGCTTCATATCCATTTGTTCTCTATACTGAGTAGATTGTCTAATATCTTTCATAGCATCTTGGTAATCAGATACTTGATTTTGATTTATATCAGCTGCAGACCCATAACCTGCTGCTCTTATTTCTGCAATAGTAAGATCATTCTGCCTATCTTTATCATTTTCTTGCATCTCAACTTGAAGTTTTTGTTGTTCTTCTTGTGCCTTAGCTTGCAATTGTTGTTCTTGCATTTGTTGTTGCTGTTGCATTTCTTGTTGACGTTGAGCTTGTTGTCTAGTTTCAGAATCTTTAAGTATATCTGATACTTCTGCAATTGAATCTGCTTTAACAATATTACCTAGTTCATATATACTTGCACCAGTAGTATTATTTGTTAATGCCATTTGTTTAAGATTTTCTAAGATTGCTCTATGATTAGTCTTAGTAGTTGCAAATACATTAAAATCTCTTAATAATAATTCAGTACCATTTATAGTAAAGTTTACTTTTTCAGCTTCTGTTGATATGTACTGTAATCTAATACTTGGATTAGTACTATAGTAATATTGTGCTAAGTCTGTTCTCATTTGATGAACCCTTGGCATTAAATGATCCGAATGCTGTACAAAATACATCTCTGTTTGAGCGTATGATTGTTGCATAGCCTGAACAACCCCTGTTGCCGTTTGAGCTGATACAGCTCCTCCTAGACGTTGTGGGTTAATACCTATAGCATCAAAACATTGTTGTTTAAAATAATTAGCTAATTGAATTCTGGACATTAACCTATTGGTTTGTTCCATATTCAAAGTTTGATAATGATTAAAGTTTGTAGCATTCTCAGTATTAGTAATTGAAGTATCCAATGGTAACATTTGAAAATCTTTCATTGCTACAAATGCTTTTGCATAATTATTTTTTCCCCAGTCTTCTCCCATAGAGTGACGTGGTAAAGCATTTTGATCAAACATAATTACAGTTCCTAATTCATCTATTAGAATATCTGCAATTTGATTATTAACCATATTGTATCCAACTTGATAAGCTTTCATTAAATCAACTAAAGATGTTGATCTTGTATTTCTATCTGAAAATACTCTTCCTTCTAAAGGTAGTTTACAACCATATAAAGAGTTATCTCCTTTAAACTGAAATGGTAATCTTCCTGGTTTAGTTCTATTAATACCAATATATATAGGATTAATATTATCACCCATTGTTGATCTCCACATTGCTGGTAAGTTAGGACCAATTTTTACACCACCCCAAACTTCATTTACCCAAATCCAATCAATATGTTCTCCCTCTAATAAAGTTTCTTTATTTCTTTGTTTAAAAATAGATGTATCATATATAGCTTTTTTAGTTATCTTAAATGTTTCATCTACTATTTCTTGTGTTACAGTACCATCATCTTCTATTTTAACTAAATGGCCAACTCTTCTTTGAGTCTTCCAATATATAGTTGCAACTCTTAATAGATTTCCTTCACCCCACATTGATATATCTTCATTCTCATTTAAAATCTCACTAAGTATGTCTCCACCTCTAGCAGGATCATTCCAATTATTGGATGTAAACTGTCTGTATGATAAACCAGGAGAATTTGTATTCCACTCATGTGATCTTGAAGCATCATAATATGCACCATCATTCTGATACCCATTAACTTGATACTGTGCTGATCTTGCTGGATATATTCTTTGTAGTGATTTTAATTGTGATTCATCCATTAAATATCCATATCTATCTACTGCATCAGATACAGTCATTAGATCTACTTTTCCTGCATAATTTGAATCAGCTATATATCTTTGATCTGGAGATTTTTGATAGAAAGTTAGTACAGGATTCCATAACTCAACATCATAGTCATCTTCTAGCATACGAAAATGCCAAAATTCTCTATCTGCTATAAGCATATCCCTAAATCCTCTTTCTTCTAGTTCTTGCATTCTGAATCTTTCTTCATCTACTGCAAGTTGATGAGATGCCCATTCTTCTACCATACTTCTGTATGATTTACTAAAAAAGTCTTCTATTTCTGGTAATGTTTTTAAACTTTCTGGTGCAAGCTTTTGTTGAGCTTCTTCAGAAGATGGATCCATACCCATCTCAACCATTTTAAGAACTAGTTGTGACTCAGCTTCAGCAAGTAATGATTCTTCAATTTGTACTTTTTTTTGCTCAAGCATCTCATTGTATGATGCATCATCAACAGCTCTAAATTGTACTTTAGAATATCTTTTTGCAAATTCACCGGTAAGTACATTAATAACGTTTGGTACAATTGGATAAAATTTTAACTCTAACGCAGAATCATTTTCCTGAGTTAAAACATCCATCATTTCTTTATAGTCATTGTCAGGTTCAACAATATAATCAGTCTTATCTATTATACCTTTAGCAAGTTTATAATTTTTTAAAAGTCTTCTTGAGCTAACACGTAAAAACTCAATACCTTGTAATTCTAACCAATCTAAGTTCCATGCGGCCCAATCATCAGTTTTGTCTTTATAAGGTAAAAATTGAACGGGTTGTGTTAAGCTTGAAAATGAATCTCCATCCTCAGCTTTTGCACCATTCTTAAGTTGCATTGCATTTAATACTCTCATCTATCTATAATTTTTAAAGCCTGATCTTCTTACAGAGCCTTTTTTACGGCCTAGATTTTTAAACGGACTATACTTTAATTTACTTATTTTTTCTGAATTTACCAAGGAATTGTCATCTGATTCACGTCTTTTAGAATAACCTCTGTTGGATTGTTGTATTTTTGCAAATGCAATTAAAGCTCCAAATGTAACTAGTCTATCCACATTCAATCCAGGATGGTAAGCTAACATTTCTTTTATCAACATTGGATCAGGTATTCTATCTGCTCCTAATATTTGAGTTGTAACTGCACCTGTAATATCTGTTTCTTCATCTATTACTTCTCTTAGAAATTCTATTGCATAAGATATTAAATGGCTTTTAAATAATGTTCCTGTGTTTTTCCAACCATACTCTTGATATACTGTTCTATTAGAACCTAAGTCTTTTAAAAATAAAATTTGTTGTTTAGGTACTAAATACTTTTGTTTTTTTCTAGCTATCATATGCTGAATAAACAATGATATATTATTTTCTACAATAGTCCAAGCATTATACCATTCTATTAATAATTCTAATCTTTCATGAGTATTATTAATATCATCAAATCTACCACACCATGCTGCAACAATTTTATCTCTTTCTATAAATTGTTCAACTTCTCCAGATTGAGTAGTTCTTGTTACTTCAGTAGCATTCTTATAAATATATATACTACATAATGAGTCTGAAGTTGTTGTTTTACCTTCTGACACAGGGTCAATAGAACCATAGTATGCACCAAATTGTGGATTGGGTATTGGCCTTTCCCACACAACTATTGATCCTGTTTTATCTTGTTGTTTTTTATTTACAGGAAAAGATGATATAGGTAATTTACTTGTTCTTTTTGCAGTAATACCAGATTGATCTCTTTCTAATTCAATTAGTTCATATGGATAAGTTTTTTCTTCTATTTTTTTTAACTGCTTAGATAAAATTCCCTGAGGAAAAACTGATTCTTTTCTATATGCAAATGCTTCAGCAATGTTTAAAGGTTTCTGTGATATTCTTAATTGAAATTGTTCACCACTTAATTCATTCTTCCATCTATTTCTTTCAATATGTATAGCATCTATAGCTTCTTTTACTTGTGAGTTACCAAAGTCATCTATGTATGGAGGCATAGACCATTGTTCTGGTATAAAAAGACCTGCCATAGCAATGGTACCATCCGCATCTATTAGATTAGTTTCTACTGCATATATATCATTTGCTCCTGGTTGGAGTATCATATCCTTTAATGGGTTGCATTGTTCTAAATCACCAACAGATCCTGCTGCAATAAATTGTCCTGTTGTCATCATACCTGAAGACATTGCTGGACGTAAGTACTCATAAGTCTGCATCATCTTGGGTGCAATACCTGCTTCTTCATGAAAGAAGTATGTACATGGTCCCCCTACACCTGTAGTAGCATTCTTTTCAAATGATGCACCTTGTATTTTTGATTTAAGACCTCTAGACGTTTTTCTGTTGTTTATTTTAACTTCAATCTGTTGTTGCCATAATAATACTTTCTCAGGATTACTTGGTCTATACCATGCAGTATGTTCATTAAGAAAAGTTTTATATTCTTCTAAAAACTTCCAAGATCCTTTATCATTAATATAATCTTTTAATGATGCTCCAATTTTACAGATTGATCCTTCTTCAAACCAATATTGATTTATAATTTTACCCATATGAAAATATGAGGAAGCTATCTGACGTTTTTTTAATATAGCAACATGCTGATTATTTAATTCAGCAATAATTTCATACAATGCCATATGATATTGGGCATCTCTAACTTTAGCAAAACCATAATGCTTTTCTTCCTTATCAAAAATAGGTAAAAAATTAAGCCACATATAATAGTCTCTTGATAAGTACCATTCATAAGGGCCATCTTTATATATTACTCCTACTCTACATTTGTTTTTTTGATCTTCCCAGTATGCTGTAAAATCTTTAGATCTAAAAGGTGAATTACAATAAAATCCTTCTTTATTAAATATAGTAGCTTGCTCATTAAATAATAATGATGCTTTAGTAAAGTTATATAAACCAGGTTCTTTAAATATACCTTCTAGATATTCTCTAAAATCTGAATCTAAATCAAATACAGTTTCACTCCACTTTCCGTCTATATATGTAGGTATAATTCTACTCATATCTTATGATAGCATATACATCTCCTACTTGTAATAATAAATGCTCCTCACCTTGATGTTTCATTGGTGTAGGCATAGCATGTTCTGCATATTGTATTACATCTCCAATTTCTATTTCTGTTACTTGGTCACCTCTTCCTACAACCTTTCCTTTATATGTTAATTTCTGAGCTATTCCCGGTATAATAATTCCAGAAGCAGTTTTAGTCTCTGCTTTTATTTCCTTTATTAATAATTTCTGTCCTACCGGTACTACTGTTGTTTTCTTGTTCATTGGTAATTGGTTTTTCATTTATAAAATTAGGTTCATCCCAATAGCAAAAGTGCCATTGACTTTTTTTTTCTATCATATCTGATCATATGCTAATCCTGCTCCACCACGTACAGAGCTTTCTTGTTCTTGTAACATATCAGTATATGCACCTTTATATGATTGTCTAATCTGCTCATATTTTGCTGCAGCATTAATCATAGAATTCATATTTCCATCTCTACCATGTTCAATTGGAGTTACTTCCATATATCTAGCTAATCTATCTAACATAGCCTTAATACCAACATAAGCTCTAAAAGTAGGTGTTTCATACATTTTTTTACACATATCTAATGCATATCTTATTTTACCATCCTCAGTTGATTCTTGTAATTGGATCTCTTCTATGATAATATCTTCCTTTTCATGTTCAGGTAAATTAAAAAAAGGATTAAGATCTGGATTAGGACAGCTCATATAAAATATGTACTGATATACCTGCATATGTGTATCAGGATACTCATCCATTATTTTCTTTAAAAATGGTAATGTATAACAGTGTTCTGTTATTACTACCTTACTGTTTTGTATATCAAATAATCTTACTATCATGCGTCAGTACATAAGTCATTACAATCAATGCTATCCATAATAACTTGAATTTCAGCATATGTATCTTTTACTTGGATAGGCATTAATAAATCAGAAATAAAAACATTTCTGCATTCATTAGTTATTTGTGATGTCTGTGTATCCACAAAATTAGAAACACCTTTAATTAAATGTTTATCAATATATAGATTAGAAGTATTTTGATATGACATAGGTAAAAAATGTCCATTAACATCAACTTCAGGTGTACTACCATTTACAACTTGAACATATGGAAACACTTGTGTTAATGTAACATATGTTGGTGGAAATATTGGAATTCTTGCCATTGTTTTATTTTTTAGGATTATCTTTTAACCACATAACTAATGAATTTACTTCATCTTTTAAATATGGTAGTTCATACATTTTAATATCTTCTAATACAGGTTCACCATTAACATGTTCATTAATTGGATAACCATTTGAATCTTCTCCAACTTGTTTAAATTTTACATGTTGAATAGTAAGCTTTCCTATCTTTAGTTGAGGGTTGTGCTTTTTAATAATATACGCATAAATACTGAGCTGTAAGTTATAATGGTTCAAATTACAATCATCTAAATGATTTAAAGGTCTAAACATTTTATTAGTTATTCCTTCCCAATTAGTAAATCCTTTTTCCTTAATTTCTTTATTGGTCTTATAATCATTAATATTTATATACCCATTTACTACTTCTACTACATCTGCTTGTCCACAAATACCAATTGATTTTAAGTATGTTAAATGTTCAGGATATACACCATCTACTAACTTTTGCTTAGGTGCAAACTTAATACCTTTATCATCTATAATAGGTTTTATAATAGGAACCTCAATACCATGACGACCTATAGTATCTAACTCCATCATATCTGACTCTCTTTGGTTATGATAAAAATTACCTAAAGTAATTGCCCTATTTGTCTCACTATCCCATGCTGCAATTATTTCTTTAGGTGTCATTCCATACCACTTTGATCTTTTATTTTTGGATGATTTAATAGCTTGCCCATCTCTATCAAATTTTGGTTTAAACTTTGCAATAAATGAAGTTACACTTAGCCAGTTTATTTTTTCTTCATCTGTACTTTCATACACATGACCTTCTTCAATAAATCTTAGTCCCATAGTTATATTTTTATGTATTATTTTGTGTGTATACTCCACCATTACCTTCTACATTAGTAATAACATTTTGCCGTCTTGTTTTACTATATACATTATCTTTTAGTAATGTTATTGCTTCTTCACCATCTATATGACCATTCATTAACAAGTCTCCTACTAATTCTTCTTTACTTAAATTTTCCATTTTCTATTTGTTTAGTTATTATTTCTTCTTGTTCTTCCGTTGTATATGCATCCCAATATCCTTTTGGACACTCTGATGATAATGATCTAACTTTAAATGCCAAAGAACATCCGCAGTCACTACAACAAGGTTGGGTACCTGGTACTAAACAGTTATCACCTTTAGCATCAAATAAAGAACAACCTATACAAACTATAAATCTTTCTGCTGCAGCAGCTTCAACATGTTCTTTTTTAAATATAGTATTTGCAATACCATCTACAATAGCATCAGCATTTTTGAATACATCAAGATATTTAGCCCACTTACCTTTCATTTCTAAATTGTTTTTTATTAAGTATATCTTTCTCCAATTGTTCTAATGCTTTTGACATTTGTTCAATATTCTCTTGTATATTTTCACTTTTAGCAAACCCTTTATAAGTTCTTTTTTTTAAGTTTCCTAATATACTTTTATTCTTTTTTATAGATTGTTCAAGTCTATTTTTTCTCATATGGAATGTACCTAAACCATCTACTTGTATTCTTGGATATTCTAAGTTAGATAATTTTTTTCTTAACTTACCATAGTAAAAAGAAATAAAATCATCTACTACAGATTGATGTACTCCCACTTCCTCTGCAATATTTTTCTTAAGTTCTTTATGACTCTTTGGGTTCATTCTGCAATTCCTAATATCTTATAATCCAGCAATACTAAACCTTCTTGTTGTATATTCATACCTTGATTAATAGAAACAGTTTTTTTATTTGTACCTGTTTTTTCTAATAACCCTTTTTTTGAAGCTTTTGTTATAGCATTTCTAGCTGATTGAGGACTTTTAAAAATACTTTTATCTACTAGTTCTAAACAAAATTTAGTTAATTCAATATTTTTTTGTTTAGACAATTCTTTTAAAAATTTTAAATCAGAATTACTGATTATTATATTTTCAAAAAAACAATATGTCATAATTTGATACATGATACATTTATCAATATCAACTTTTAATTTTAAATCTACTTTGTTTACTAGTGCCATAATTATAAACTCATTATCATATCAACAAAATCAGGTTGAGGAAAACAATCCATTTTACCTTTTCTTAAATTGGTATGTGTTAATAAACCTTTCACTTTTCCATAGTATGCATCAGGTTGAAAATCAAAACCTTTAGTAGGGCCTAACTTTTGTATAAATTGTTTTAAACCTAATCTAATATCTATATCATCTCTTTCTCCAACAAATCTTATCCACTTTTCTGTAGCTTTAATTTGTTCTTCAGAATATTTGTGCCAATATAATTTACCTTTAAAGTGTTCTGGTAATTTAAACACTTGATCAGGATGACATTGTGAACCTACATATGTTTTATGTGATGTATTATCTAAATAACCCATACTACATATTTCTAATCCTACTGAATGACGGTTCATAAATCCTGATCCAGTTTTACCAAGATGCCAGCCTTGATTTCCAGTAGGAAATGCTTGTACCATTACACCATCAAACTCATTATCACAATTTCTATGATTAATACCACCTAATACAAACTCAGTAGCTATTCTACCTCTTGTATCTCTACCCCAATGATCTATACATCTATACGGATTAGCGTTACCTGCTGTATGATGTAATACTATATATTCATTTTTAATAGGTCCATTTACATATTCACCCTTTGGTAAATAATGTTTATGAATTAGTTGATCATAATTAGTTGTAAAGTATTGTTCTGTAACATCAGTATCTTCATCTATTTCATCAGGTACACTTTTTTGTAAGTTTAAAATTAGTACCCACATAGTATTGCTCACAATACCATCAACTGGAAAACTGTGAGCTAACTGAAATCTTTCAACGTGCTTTTCTGTATTAGGTCCAAAATGTCCATCAACAGTTATTTGTAATTTGTCTTGTAGTGTTTTAACATCAGGACCTTTATCACCAATCTTTAGTTGTTTCATAACTATTGATTTTTAGGATCCATTGCTTTAGACATTGCTTCTTGAAATGCTTTTCCATCTTCTGAATTAGGATCAACACCACCACCTTCTTTTTGAGAAGCATACTGTTGAGCCATAAACATTTGAGCTTGCATTCTTTCTGCTCTAGCTTTTTCAATTGCAGCTAAAAGACTTTCATAATCTGCTTGTACTTCTAAATGTGGAATATTATCCTTGTAGAATTCTGTAATTTCTTCTCTACGTTTTGATAATTCTTCTTTAGAAAGTTGAGGTTCTTTATCCTGTAAGTCAGGATTTAAATTTTTAACGTCTGCCATTTTATTTGGTTTTTAAAATTAAACTTATTACAAATGTACGTAAATAGTTTAAATCTAAAAAGTTTACAGACCTTTTTATTATGTAGTATTTATTTTTTCTTAGATTTAGCTCCGGAACATTTCCAACGTTTACGAGATAAGTTGTTTGGAGTATTTGGATCATTTGCTTTTTTCTTAGATACCCTTTTCTTAATACCTAAGCTTCTTGCACAGTAGCTATCACCTTTGGAGGTGCCAGGTTTTACCCTTGGCCCTCCTCCTTTAGCTTTTCCTGC